CTTTAATAACATACAAATCAAAAGACGAGATAGCGCTGGTAATATTACTCAATCTATTAAAGTGCCATTAGCATACGCACCAAAAGAAAAGTTTTTAGCTAGATTAGACGCACAACCTAGTTTATCAGAAAGAGAGTTTGCCGTAACTTTACCTCGTATGAGTTTTGAGATTTCAGGTATTTCATATGACTCTAGTAGAAAATTAACTAGAGTACAAAAATTTAAACACGTTAAGGCTGGCGCAGATGGTAAAGTATTAAACTTTAATTACACTCCTGTGCCTTATAATATATCTTACAAGTTATATACTTTTACAGCGAGTGCAGAAGCAGGTCTACAAATCATAGAACAAATATTACCTTTTTTTCAACCTGACTTTACTGTAACTGTAAATGCGATACCAGAATTAGATATAAAGAGAGACATACCAATCGTTTTAAATAGTGTTGATTATGAAGACACTTATTCTGGTAACTTTGAAACTAGAAGAGCAGTAATATATACACTAGGATTTACTGCGAAGACTTATCTATTTGGCCCTGCGTCAACTCAAAAAGTCATCAAAACAACACAAGCAGATACTTATATGGATACAGATACAACTAATAAAGCAAGAGAAATGAGAATTACAATAACTCCTAATCCAACGTCAGCTGACGCAGATGATGATTTTGGATTTACAACAAATATACAAAATTTTACAGATGGTAAAAAGTATAATACAACAACCGATAGCGATGAATAAATAGTAACATGGCAATAAATAAAGTAGGATCAAAAGGTGTAGAAGACGGTGCAGTAGCAGCGGCGGATTTTAAAAATGCTGATATAACTGCGGCTAAATTAAATAGTACGTTAGATGTATCAAGTAAAACAGTAACACTTCCAAATACAAGTGTTACAAGTGGTCAATTGGCAGGTAGTATTGCCAACGCAAAACTGTCTAATTCTACTGTAACACTTTCAGGTCAATCTGTCGCTTTAGGTGCTAGTGGATCACTTAATAATTTTTTTGTAGATTGGCAATCAAAAGTTACTTCCGATGGATCAACGGTCACTACCATGGTCGCTGGAAAAGGTTACTTCGTAGATAACTCTAGTGCTGCTGGAATAGTTAAATTACCAGCTGCTGCTAGTGCAGGTGACTTTTTGGCTATCAAAGATTATGCAGGTAACTTTGCTACAAATAAATTAACTATTCAAAGAAATAGTCACAAAATTCAAGGAAGTGCAAATGATGGATTGTTACAAACAAACCGTGCTTCTGTCACATTAGTTTATGTTGACGCTACAAAAGGTTGGTTGTATGTAGATGAACATAACGTGGCTGATTTACAATTAAATCAATTTACGACAGCAACTGGTGGAACAGTATCAACTTCTGGTGATGATAAGATTCATGTATTTACAGGTGATGGTAATTTTGTAGTAAGTCAAGTAGGTGCAGGTACAGGACCCAGCACTGTTGACTATATGGTCATAGCTGGAGGTGGCGGAAGTTATCCAGGCGATGGTAATTATACAGGTGGTGGTGGAGCTGGAGGTTATAGAGCTTCTGGTTATGGACCGTCACCTTTGAGAGGTTCTGCTTTACCAATATCTACTCAAACATACCCAATTACAGTTGGTGGTGGTGGAACAGGAAACGGAAATACTTCAACTTTTAGTACAATCTCATCGGCAGGTGGTGGTATAGGTGGTTTTAGAGCAGGAGCAGCTGGACAAGCTGGAGGCTCAGGTGGAGGTGGTGCAGGTGTTAGTTGTGCACCTCACACACAAGGTGGTGCTGGTAACACACCTCCTGTAAGCCCACCTCAAGGAAATGCTGGTGGAAATGGTGTTTGTGGCTCAACACCTCCACGTCAAGGTGCCGGAGGTGGTGGTGGCGCAGGAACTGCTGGTTCAAACGGATCATCAAGTTCTGGTGGTAATGGAGGAAACGGAGTTCCTAATACAATAACAGCATCTGATGTTACATACGCAGGTGGTGGTGGAGGTGGTGCTGAACCTAATGGTGGACCAGGTACAGATAATACTGCAGGAGGTAGTGGTGGCCCTGGTGGTGGAGGAAATGGATTAAGTAATTATCACCCGCCATGGAATTTAGGAGCAAATAATAGTGGCGCTGCGAATACAGGAGGTGGCGCTGGTGGTGTTAGATATTTGTACCCTACTCCTTTTTCAAACCTACCAACTGGTGGTAAAGGAATTGTTGTTATTAGATACAAATATCAATAGACAAACATTATAAATAGTATAAAAGAGAATTAAAATGGCAATAGATAAAATAGGATCAAAAGCATTAGTAGATTGTTCAGTAGCGGCTGTTGATATAGCCCCAGGTACTATTACTACTACTAAATTAGCGTCAACTTTAGACATATCATCAAAGACTGTAACACTACCAAATACAAGTGTGACGAATGCAATGTTAGCGGGTAGTATTGCTAATGCAAAACTAGCAAACTCTAGTATTACAGTTAATGGAACAGCGATTAATTTAGGCGCATCTGCGTCTCTTGCACCAGTGGCTTGGCAGTCAGTCGTTGTATCCGATGGATCAACAGTCACTACTATGGTCGCTGGAAGAGGATATTTTGTTAATAATACAAGTGCCGCAGGTATCGTTAAATTACCTGCTGGTGGAACTGCTGGTGACACTATCGCTATCAAAGATTATGCTGGTAATTTTGCCACAAATAAATTAACTATTCAGAGAAATGGTCATAAAATTCAAGGTAATACTAATGATGGCTTAATTCAAACTAATAGAGCATCAGTACAATTAGTTTATATAGACGCAACTAAAGGTTGGTTGTACACAAATGAATCAAATGTAGGTAATTTAGAAAACTTAGGTTTCATATCAGCAACTGGTGGTACAGTTAGTAACTCAGGTAATTATAGAATGCACAGTTTTACAGGTGATAGTAACTTTGTGGTAGCAACGGCTGGATTAGGACCATCTGCATATACTGATGTATCTTACTTTGTATTAGCTGGTGGTGCTTCAGGCGCAGGCGCATACTCTGGAGGTGGCGGAGGCGCTGGTGGTTTTAGAGAAGGTAAGCAGCCATCTGACCCTTACTCAGCTTCACCATTAGCAGCGGCAGCTGGTATTACAGTTACAGCTCAAACATACCCAATTACGGTAGGAGCTGGTGGCGCTAGTGGATCATGTGGCGCTCCACAAAATGCTGCCAATAACGGCTCAAATTCAGTTTTCTCCACTATCACATCTGCTGGTGGTGGTAAAGGTAACGCTGAAACCACTGGTGGTAATGGTGGATCAGGCGGAGGTGGAGGTGGTGGCCCAGGCGCTAGTCCTGGTGTATCTGGTGGAACAGGTAACACTCCTCCAGTTAGTCCTCCACAAGGAACTAACGGTGGTAACGGTGGTGGCCCTGGTGTATCTGGTGGAGGCGGCGGTGGCGCTGGCCAAGCTGGATCAGCATTTTCTGGATCAACTGGTGGCGCTGGTGGAAATGGCTTAGCAACATCAATCACAGCATCTCCTGTAACAAGAGGTGGTGGTGGAGGTGGCGGAAGTCACAATGGTGGATCAGGTGGTACTGGTGGTACAGGTGGTGGTACAAGTGGCTCTCCATCAAGTACATCACAAAACCATTTAGGCTCTTCTCCAGCAAACTCTGGTGGTGGTGGAGGAGGATCAGGTGGACAATCTGGTAACTCTCCTGGAGGTTGGGGTGGTAACGGTGGTAGAGGTTTAGTTGTTATTAGATACAAATATCAGTAATTAAAAACTGTTATATATATTATTATTATGAATTTGAAAAATTATTATTATTATTTTACATCAGCATTGTCTCCTAGAGTATGTGATGACATAATTAAATATGGTACAGCTCATAAATCAGATATGGCTGTCACAGGTGGTGTTGATAGAGGTGACGGAAATCATAAAGCTGATGGTAGTCTAAAAAAATCAGTAATCAATAACATACAAAAGAAAAGAAAATCTGATGTTGTTTGGTTAAGCGATAGATGGATTTATAAAGAAATACACCCTTACATACACGAAGCAAATAAACTCGCAGGCTGGAACTTTGATTGGGACTGGTCAGAGTCTTGTCAATTTACAAAGTATGGTGTAGGACAATATTATGGTTGGCATTGTGATAGTTGGACACAACCATATGATAGATCAAAACAAAGAAACGAACAAGGTAATTTACCACCAGATCATGGTAAGATAAGAAAGTTATCAGTTACTGTTTCGTTAAATGACCCAAGTGAATACGAAGGTGGTAATTTAGAGTTTGATTTTAGAAACGACCACGATTGGGAAAGAAATAAAAAATCATCAATAAAAGCTTGTACGGAAATAAGACCAAGAGGATCAATCATAGTCTTTCCAAGTTTTTGTTGGCACAGAGTAGCGCCAGTAACCAAAGGAACAAGATATTCATTAGTAATGTGGAATTTAGGGTACCCTTTTAGATAATGTATATATAAGTGATGGAGAAAAAAATGAAACCTATAAAATTGAATAAAGATGTTATGCAAACTGATTGGTATTTTTCAACACCAGTTTATTCCATAATGAAACCAGAGTGGTTAAAACCAGCGATTAAAGCAACAGATAAATTTATAGATGCGGCATATGAAAGAGAACAAAAAACCACATTAAAAGAAAGAAAAGAATTATTAGGTAATAAAGATTATTTAAAAGTAAAAGATCATGGTATGAGTTATCACTCTACACCTTTAAATGGTGACCCTGGTTTAAAAGAATTAGAAGCATATGTTGGTAACACATCTTGGAATTTATTAGATGAGTGGGGTTATGACATGGAACAATATTCCATGTTCTTTACAGAATTTTGGGTACAAGAGTTTTCTAAAAAAGGTGGTGGTCATCATAGTACACACGTTCATTGGGATAATCACATATCAGGATTTTACTTTTTAAAGTGTTCAGAAAAAACATCTTATCCTGTCATACACGACCCTAGAGCTGGCGCAATGATGACAAAGTTACCTCAGAAAAAAGCAGATAAAATATCACCAATGTCAGATCAATTACATTATAGACCAAAACCTGGAATGTTAGTATTTTTTCCAGCGTATGTTCCACATGAATTTACTGTTGATATGGGTATTGATGATTTTAGATTTATACACTTTAATTTACAAGCTGTAAGAAATAATATTTTAAATGTTGTAAAAGGAACGAAATAATGTCAAAAGCTAAATTTAATAAAAATCATTTTTTAGTTATAAAAGAAGCAATTGATCCTAAGATCGCTGAGTTTGTTTACAACTATTTTTTAGTAAAAAGACAAGTGGCAGATACTTTGTTTAAAACAAAATATATTAATCCTTATTGTGATGAGTGGGGTACATGGAAAGATGACCAGGTTCCTGGAACATACTCACATTATAGTGATGTAGCGATGGAAACTTTATTGCTTCAAGTTCAGCCTAAAATGGAAAAACTTACAGGTATGAAATTAAATCCTACTTATTCATATGCTCGTATCTATAAAATGGGTGATGTATTACATAGACATAAAGATAGATTTAGCTGTGAGATTTCAACAACAATGAATCTAGGTGGTGATGAGTGGCCAATTTATTTAGAACACAAAAAAAATGTTGGAATACCTGATGATGGTTTCCCTGCTAAAACAGATAATAAAGGTACTAAGGTAGTATTAAAACCAGGTGATATGTTAGTTTACAAAGGTATGATACTTGAACATTGGCGTGAGACATTTATTGGACAAGACTGCGCTCAAGTTTTTTTACATTACAACAATGTAAAATCAGAAGGTTCAGAAGAAAATCTTTTTGATGCTAGACCACATCTTGGTTTACCATCTTGGTTTAAAGGTAGAAAAATGGACTCATAAATAGTAATATGAGTAAATTAGAAGAAAAGGTAAACGAGATATTAGGTATTGATAAACCGGAACCTAGTAAACAAGTTGTCAAACAAGAAGTTAAACCACCAGTTCCTCGTATGGAAGACGCTAAAAAAGCAGATGTGGATAACGACTACAAGTACAGTAGAGAAAATTATTACAATCTTATAGAAAGAGGACAAGAAGCAATTGAAGGTATATTAGATATTGCAAGAGAAGGTCAACACCCTAGAGCCTACGAAGTCGCTGGTCAACTAATAGGACAAGTAGGACAGACTGTAGATAAGTTACAAGACTTACAAAAAAAACTTAAAGACTTAAAAGAATTACCTAAAACAGCA